CCAGAGACTTAATCTTTTATATTTGCAACTATAATTGCACTAGTTGAACCAATACCTGTTGGTGTCTGATTAATTGTAATAGTTGGAATTGTAAAATACCCTAAACCTTGATTTATAGCAGTAAGAGACTTTATTCCTACCCCACCAGAAGTATTAATCATACAAGTAGCAGCTGCCCCAGATCCACCTCCACCAATAAAAGTCAATATTGGTGCTTCAGTATAACCATAACCAGTATTTGTAATTAAAACTTCCTTAATAGAATGTGCATCTCCAACTGAAGTTGTGATTGCAACTGCTCTTGCATTAGCGCTTGATAATCCAATTGGAGATGTTGAAATTGAAACTACAGGTGGATTGATATAACCATTTCCATCATGATTTAAAATTATACGTTGTACATACCCAGTTTGTGTTGCCTGTGCAACTTTTAGAGTAGCATTTTGTGCATCATCATAATCAATGAGATATAATGTAGCAGTAACATCCTTAATAAGTTCATCAACTTCATCAACCGTAGTATCCATAATCTCATCTTCATATTCAAATAGTTCACAAACTAATTCATAAACATAAAGTTTTCCTAGTTGATAAAAAGGTTTTTCATGCTCAACAAATTTAACTTCAAATAATCTTTGACCCAATGGAAAATAAATTAAATCACCCTCTCTTGGTCTAGTTACAAGTTCTACTTCATTTGGGTCATTGTAAATTAAGTTTGGGTTATAAATTGAAGTTAAGATTGGTGCAATAAATTCTTCAAATCTTTCTTTTGAAATTGTAAGAGTTACTTCATCACGCAAAGAAACCCCAAATTTTGTCATAATATCACCGGCACCAGCATATCCTTCATAGTTATTGACATATGCTTCAATAATAAAATTGTCATCAAATTTTGATGATTGTATTTCTTTGAATACGTTATCCGATCTTAATATTTTTCTTGGGATATACATAACGTCAATTCCATATATCCTCAACTGTTCATTTATTAGATCTTGAATTAAGTTTTGTTCAGTTGATGAACCATTTAAAAAGAAAGGATTAAGTGCCATATTAAGATCATCCTATCATATCTAATGGTGGTAGTTCATATTCAAGTGCCATTCTTTGTTTAATATCTTCTAAATCTCTCTGTGCATCGTCGTAAATTTGTCTTCCATTGAGTTCTATACCACCAGGAAGTTTTACCCCCTGGAATTTAATCAAGTTCTGTCCCCACTGTCTTTTTATGAGTGCAGTTAGATATTTTTTTAAGAAACTGTCATTATAAACCTTAGTAAAGGTATTTGGATCTAAAATTCTGTAGCATTCAATAACAATATAAGTATCTTTTGTTTGTGATCCCCAATCAATATCCAGATAAAGTCTATTTTGTCTCTTGTTGAATCTTATTTGTTTATCTGTAGTAAGTAAAAAGTCAATATCTTCTAAGTAACTTTTTACCATTGCATATTGCAAAAGTTCAACAGAATTAAAATAATATAAGTCATTTAAAAATAATTGATATTTGATACTCCACATTCCACCAGAAATAGAACTAGTATCAAATTTAAATATCTTTTCTATTCCAATGACAGAATCTGGGACTTGTATATAATTAGAAGCTTCGTAAAAATTAAATGTAGTTGTACCAATACCAGCAATGTTGGAAGAACCTGTCGTAGTTGTAACACCAACTCCACCAGGAAGAGTACCTTTACCTTTATTGAGATCTTGCTCAGTAAATTTGTACTTTAAGTACATTTTTTCAATACCATCAAAATGACGTTCTTGAAAGTATTGAAGAGCATCATCTACTAAATCATCTAATTGTTCTTCGGCAACGTTAATTTCAATAACTGGTTCACCAAGTTGTCTTAAACAATAATCAATTAATTCTTGTCTTGAAGCTGGTTTTGACATCAGTAGAATCCTCCATCGATACTGTCAGTCCAAACAGGTACATTATTTGCATTAGTGGTTAGTAATAAATTTGTAGTTTGAATTCCCACCGATGGGGTTGCAGTCGCAATAACTTCAGCATTAGGACCAAAATATGCAATACCGTAAGTTTTTCCAACCCCTGCTTGTAATGTTGTAATTCCTGTTAATGAAAAATCAACAACATTAATTGAACCCCATCTTTGTGATGGGGTTCCCAGACTATAAGTATTATCAATATTTGGTACAATATTGGAATTTACTTCTCCAGAAAATACAACATTATCTGTTGTTGAATTTCCAAGACCAATAGTGCCACCATAAAAAATTGCATTACCTACAAACGTAGACGTTCCTTCAACCTGAATATTTTGGTCAAAATAAACATTATCGTAGAATGTACTTATGCCCAAAAATTCAGATGGACCGTCAACAGATAATGAACTAGATGTTACACTACCTCCTACAACATTAGTGGCATTAACTGCTAGATATGGAATATCTGGAGCACCAAATGCTGTGATAACTTTTATTCTGTTTTCTTGTCCGATTCTTACTGGTATTCGGGGCATTAGTAAGTTACTCCTTTTCTTACAAATACCATTCCTTCAACGACCTTGGTTTTTTTGGAACCATCATCTAAAACTACATCATAAACGTATCTACCTTCTTTCAATGCTGCAGTTTGTTGTTGAGTCAAACTGATTTGAAGTATCCCTGCACTAGGGACTACAAAAGTTACAGCAAATCCAACTTTTGTTGCACTATATGGATGCTTAGATAATTTAGCAGCAGCGGTATATCCACTGAGATTTAAAGCACTATTACCAGAACTACTAGCTAAGGTAAAAACTTGATCAAAGTCTACTCCTGTATTAATGATTAAATTGTTAACATAAACAGCAGACATCTGAATATTCTGTTATTTAAACTATTTATGAATGCTATAGATTATGTTTATTTAAACTTAGAACCTTCTAAATCTGCTAAAACTTCTTGTTGCTTCATGTACAACTTAATATATGATTTAGTCAGATTGCGAAGTTTATTTAAATCTTCACATTCATCAATTTCTCTACTGAGTTTCTCATATTCAAATAATTTATTCATATCACTTAAACTAATTTTACTTGGATCCATTTAAAATCTCCTTTAATAATGATTTAATTTCATCAATATCTTTTTTCATTTCATTGATTTCTCTTTTTTGAAATTCTCTTTGATTGATTGAATTTACATATTGGTCATATGCTGTAGAATCGCAATTAATTATAGCACCACTATTTTCATCACGATATAAATTTTGATACCCTTCTACCTTAATCATTTATCGAATTGCTAATGTTCTTAAACTCTTAATTCTAGGTGCTCTAGATTGATCTGTACCAGACATAACTATTTTAATTGTGTATCCAACAAAAAGATCCAGATTGTCTGCAGTAAATTCATATTCCAAGAATTCATTATCTAAACTTGGTTGTACATATCTATCTGGTCTGCCCGTATTCTTAGAAGAGTCGAGAACGAGGAATCCTTGATCCGATACAGATCTTAGATTATCATATCCAGGGAATAGTTCAAAAGTTTGAGGAATACCATCAGAATCTGCTCTGATCAAACTGTAAAGAACTCTAAAATCAGCTGATGCATGTCTATATGCACTTAAAATCACTTTCAATGTTGTTGCTGGTTGTGCTAGATTAACAGTATTTGATACATAAACTGCAGCATGAGGGTCATTATTGATTGAATTAACCCTATTGTCTGTTACATAATTTGTAATCGGTACGTTTAATCTACTACATCTAAACTCTGTAATTGCATTATCTAGATAAATTATTGGAGATAAATTAGAATTTTGTGTATTTAAAGTTATACCCGTTACAAAAGATTTGTTTCTCAATAGTTTAGCTAAACCGGGTTGATTTTTCTCATTAATCTCTGAAGCCACTATTCTCATTGATCCTAACGTATTGACAGCATTTAGTTGAACCGGTTCGGAAACTTGCTCAACGAATGCATTTTCTGTTCCATTTGCACTTCTACCACTTACAGTTCTAATGAAAGCATTTACAGATGTGTCAGCTCCTGGTGTCAATAGATCATATGATGGAACCAGACTACTATAATTAATATTTTCAGATGCTTCTACTTTTGATCCACCATAAGAAGATTCATCAATAAATGACAACTCTGGAGCAGATGTTGTTGAACCGTCAGAAGATCTATTAGCACCATTTCCAGTTCTAGAAACTTCTATATGGTAGTTATCAATTCCAATTCCAGTTAAACTCATATCATGATCTTTATTGATTCTTCGTAAAGATACTCCATTTAGTTCGTATTTGTAAACTAAACTATCTTTATCATGTAAGGTAATTAAAGATTGATCAATACCTCTTCCACTTGGTGAATTTGAAATAGTCAAGGATCCATTTCCAACTGCAGAATAACCTATAATCTCCTGACCAACCAAGATATAACCAGTATTTCCTGCTCCAACAGGAATACCTTCAAAGGTAGTAAATATCGATGTGTTTGCAACACTGACAGTATTACTTTCACTAATAGAAAGTTCCGCACTTAATGAAGTTGGTGAGTAACTAGATTCTACGTTTGCAATTCTAACTTTATCAATACCAGAATACATTCCATGATCAAAATGTTCTAGTCTAAAGTAATTGCCAGAATTAACACCACCATCAGGGACAAAACTTCTTATAGTTGTTGTTGCTAGTGAAACTATGGTTGAGGACGGGAAGTTATCTGGATAGAAACTTACTCCAGCACCAACTCCAAAAGAACTAGACTCTCCTTGTATACCAGATAGGTATAAAGTATCCACTCCAGAGATGGATGAAATTGATACTCTTGCATCTCTACCCAAAGTCGTTACAATACCAACAACATCACCTATCTTGTAACCAGTACCTGTTGCGGTAGTTGCTGCAATACCCGTAATTGCACCACTAGAGTTTGTTGTTACAGTGAGTTTTAGACCAGATCCACGACCGATAATATTAGTTGTATCTAAATTAATCAATGTTGAACTTGCTGGGTAATTTGTACCACCACTTGTAATCACTGTTTGTGTTACTGAGCACCCAACTCCAACGATATAACCATAAGTATTCGGTTTTGTTCCTGAAATTTTTCTACCGACTTTTAAAATGTCATTGACTAGAGTTGCGTTTGATGCCGTTAAAACAGTAGAAATTCCAAGAGTTGCAGTTTTTGGTAATGTTCTAATTGGATTATTATTTAACCTTGCAATATAACCATTGCTCTGATTTAGAGGTGGAGTAGTAAAGAATGCGGTACCAGTTTCTGCTGTAAACTTAGCTTTATATAATTTAAACTTAAGATCTTGATATTGATTAGCAGTCCAAATAGATCCATTCTGTGATTTAAACAGACTTCCCATTGAGAACTGCTTAGAGTAGATTACAGATTCTGTAATTGGTAGTGATTGGGTTTTCTTGCTAGCTTCACCCATTGTTGCAATCCACATTTCATATTTGTCACTATGTGCAGATATAACTACAACCGCATATTCATTGTTGGGTGCCAAATAGATTGGTTCTGGGAAAGTTACCTTTGTTTCTATTTCACCATCATCTGAAATTAGAATATCAGATGGTCTTAAAGTTACTGATTTACCCAAAACAATTCTAGTTGGGGTACCTAAATCAACCGTTCTAATTTCAACTCTTACTGGAGCATTTCCATCATCTTTCTTAGCAAAGAACAATCCAACAGAAGTTAAAAATGCACCATTGATATCATCAATACTATCATTTTCTCCTGGTGCTTCTACACTTCCACCCACTGTAAATGATTGTGCTAATGGATCAAAGAATTGTGCAACAGTATTTTGGGTATTTCTTGTAATTGTTGTTAGATTTGTAGTTAGACTTAGATTTAAGTTTGTAACAGTTTGAGTGGTTAAATTATTTGTAATAGCAGTTACTTCATTTTCCCATTGATTTAATGTACCATCAGAACTATATGCAACTTCTGCAAAAGAAATTGAATTACTTCCTGGGATTCCCAATTCATTAGTTGGGCTAGAAGTAAGTTTAAATGTTTTAGTTCCTGTTGGAATTCTTACTGTAGGAACTGGTGTACTATTTGGATCTCTCAAGAAGAAAGTACCGATTAAGTCACCATAGTTATCAGATACTAATCTGAGATCTTTTACATATGCTATAGCACCACTAGTTTGACCAATCAATAACATACCTTTGGTTAAATAACCAGTATATCTTCCTTGTGCCTCTTCTGCCAATGAATTTGTATCTATATTCAATACTTTTGTTGTATTACTATATGATGTCTGTAAAGATTCTGTTTTAATATATGGATTAATATTGTATTTCTTTGATGGAGCATTAAAAGGACCATACTTATGATCAGGTGTTGCCAATCTAAATGAAATTAAATTAACACCATTGACAGATCCAACGACAGTTTCACCTGTTCTAAAGATACCGGTAGTTCCTGGTGTAGATAGTGTAGTATCTGTTGCAACTTCAATTAATTTTGGTGTAAAATCAACAGCACTATTGCTATCAAGGAATTGGTAATATTGAGTTGATGGTTTTAAATTTGATACAGAAAATTCTGTATTTCTTGATCTCATGAAAGATTCATCTGATGAAGAAACTAAAACATTTCT